TTTCATTGGTTATCAACAAATCCCCAACAAGAATTACAAGGTTGGGACAATGCATGGTGGAATGGAATTACTACTTTAGAACTTGCAAAGTGCATTGAAAAATATATGAGTGCTCCTACAATTATAGGAGTATATCATGTTGTTAACAATACAAATAAAATTAGCAAGTATGATTTATTGTCGAAAATTAACGACATATATCAATTAGGTAAGACTATTGTAAGAACACAAGGACCAAAACCAGTTAATAAAATTCTAGTAGATACTAGAAAAGATTTTGATTTTGAAATTCTCGATTACGATAGTATGATTAAGGAAATGAAGAACTTTAAATAAACTTCTTCATGTGTTGCCAGCACTCACCGGATCTCAGTTCGTCAAAGTTCCAGTGAAACATAGCAAGACGTTCAACCCACGGTTGCCTATCTAGCAATTGTGGGTTTTCTATTTGTGAAAAGTCAGTATTAGCAATTTCGGCACATTGACTGTTTAATGGATCAGACACAAATATTGGGTATCCTTCAATTGCTGCACCGACTACTGGACTAGAATTATAGTTAACTGCGGCCCAGCAATTATGTAAGTCGTCTACTAAATTAGGATTAGTACTTAATCGTACACGCTTAGAAAATTTAATTTTGCAATGATGACTGTTAGGATTAAGATAAGTCCTTGCTGCTTTATCCCCTGGGTGAGGTCTAATAACAATGGGCCTATCTGTAAACTGTCTAATAGCGTCTATAGTTGAAATTGCCCAGTCCTGAACATCATACCCTCCCATACTCCAACCGCCATTACGCTGAAGTAATAACAGTATATGGTCGCCGGTAGTTCTGTAATCTTTTAGCTGTATGCCTAGATTGCTTGAAAGTTTATTCCAACGATTAGGGTCAATCTCTGTATCGCAATAAATGCCGTGAGTTGGAAAAACATCGTTAAAGCTGTAGCGTAGATAATGTTGAGGATTATTTGGTGTAGCATAAAGGAATAAATTACTGTCAACACCTACTGAGTGCTTGTTAGTAATTCTTTGAATAACATTAGTTCGTAACTGTGTATGAAGAGATGACGGAGGAACACCCGGAACGCACCATCCCTGTATAACACCTACATCGGCCTGCACGACATTATGATCATACACATCAACGGCATGATCACCAGAAACCTTGACACCCTGTGAATAATTAACTAGGATATCAATTTTTTCTTGGTTCTTACTGTTAGGAATCGACTTGTGGTATATCGCTACTTTTAGAGCCATCTTTTAATTCTCGAAGTTTTTGCTTGTTATCTTTGTTAATCCAATGCGTTAAGAGGCCGTTAAACCTAGTATTTTTCAGCGCATCTATGTTTTCACAGGGTGAATTACATAAATTTAAAAACGTGCGTGATTCAGCTACATGACCCAGTACCTGCGCATCATAGGGGCGAAATAGAGCCATTAATTCATCATCATCATTCCATATACGTTCGTACTGCCTAGCAACAATGTTTATTTTTCCAAATCGCTGATTAAAGATAACAATACCGGTTTCCCAACAATCTTCCTTATCACCAGAGTACATCATTGCTAACGGTTCGCTGAATTCAAAATCAAACATATCAGCAGTTAACACCCCCGTTTGTTCGACATCTGCATCAATCCAAATAATGCGTTCATCTACACCCCTGTTACGCACTGCCTCTAATTGTGCTGATGCTTTACCCCAAAATTTTCTTACCTTTGAGCGTTCCGCGCCCCGAGTTTTTAACTCTGGAACATGTAACAGTTCTTTATGGAAGGGAACATCGTAGATCCAATCTAAATCACCCCCGGATTGATCGACAAAGATTGTTACGTCTCCAGGTAACTGCCAAGTAGGGATACAATACTTGGCGGTAGAGTTCCAATAATTTTTTGAGATACTTGTTACAAAGTGTAGTTTCATGTTAATTCTTCTAATATATGTTTTGCGATTCCATTACGCAATTCTTCGGTGTGAAATTGCCCGTATGCAAGATGACAGGCCCATGCATATAATTTATCACGGTCTGGATAGTACGGTGTTTCTATCTTGGTTAAATCTTGCAGACTCACTGGACTTGATGCATTTGTTGGAGCCAATGTAAATGCCGGAATTCCATTTAAAATTGCTTCAGTTGATGCTACACTATTAAAAGTTACCAATGCAAACACATCATCTTGAAGAGCTACTGTTAAGGGGATATTTTGTTTTCTATCAATTCTGTCTGCAGGTCGCTGTCGAATAACAATAGGTCTATCAGTATGTTGTTTGATTGTGTTTACAGTTTGTTCTAACCATTGCTCTAAATCAATACCGTAAAATTTGCATGGCTTTTCGTCCGGTGCAGCAATTATAATCTTTCTTCCAGGTGGCTTCCATTTAGAAATAGTTTTGCCTAATCGTAACCATCTGTCATCAGGTCTAGTAATAATTTCACCGTGCTGTAGATTATTTTTAACAATACGATGCCAAAATTTATAACCATTAGGATTAGTAATTGACATCTCGTTTCCAAAATAACCAGTATCCATGTAGTAGAAATCTCGCCGATCTTCCCAACACTGCTGTATTATTTTCTTTTTTAGTATGCCTCTTAGTACAATGGGATTGTTACTAGACTCATAGACAAAGTCATCATAACTTGTAATAGTAGAACCACTACCTTCTGCAAAAATATCAACGTACTGTGATTTTTTGGTATTATTTAAAAAGATCCAATTCATAGACGTTGTTGACAATACTCAGTTAAAATTCGCTCGCGGTGCCATTCATCGGCAAAGCTACCTTGGTCAGCAAACTCGTGAAAACAAGGAGTACCTAAGGTATAGTGAACTAGATTCGCATTAGGATTGTGATCATATTCAACATCTAACCAATTCCATTCAGTTGGCAATTGGCCAATATCGGAATCATCTAACCATGTAAATCTATGTAACTGTGCTCCTGTTGCTTGTTCAACAAATGTCGGAGTAAGTACTCTATTCTTAGGATGACCGCAGTTCCACATAATAACGCTTGACCAATTCTTGCGTGGATAATCTTCATTTTTACTGCCAAGATATTTTTCATTCATCTTAGTTTTATAATCGTGTTTGACAACCATAACTGCTTTAGAGTCGTCTCGTAATTCCCAAAGTTTTACAATATCCTCACGTAAAATCATATCACCATCTATAAACAATGTCCATCCCATAAAGTCAGATAATACAGGTGTTAAAAATCTAGAATAGATAAACTGGTTACTTCCATCCATGTGTGTTTCTTTATAATCTTTAAAATTATTAAGAGCTAGTGGAGTAATACTAACTGGTCTGGTCGCATGTCTAATAATACTGTTAGAGCACACATGAAATGCAATGGCCTCTCGAGGATCGTATCCAATAAAAACTTTAATCATTTTCTTTCAATGTCCTCTTCGTCGCATTGTTCGCCGTATTGTATTTCAATAACCCGCAGCGGTTTATCTGTTGGGTTCTGTAATTGATGCCATTCGCCAACATTGATAGTTTCTTGTTTGTATACGGCAATTCTTTCGCCACCATATTCCCAATTTAATGCAGCTTGGCCTTCAGCAACAAACCAAAGTTCGGCTCGATGTTTATGTCTCTGCATACTTAGAGTTTTTCCAGGATCGACTGTTAATTCTTTGACTTTAACATTATCGCCTACCGTATGCAGTACTCTATAATATCCCCAAGGACGAATAGTCTTAGGTGCTTTCCACTCTTGTAAGATCCAACTGCTTGAATTCTTTTTGTCCTCTCCGCCGACGCCAAAGACAAATTCTACATGAAGCATTTCCTTAAGTACATCCATTTCTGGAATATTTGTCTTTGTTCGATCTCCACCATTGGCAAAGATAATATGAGATTGTGGATGAATCTTTCTAACTTTTCTAATAGCATCTTTAGCACTATTATCGCTGTCGTCAAAGTTAATAACTCTATCAACGTCTTGTAGAGCTGCAATTATAGTTGCTCGTTCTTCCCAGGGCATAAATTCTTGCCCTTTCTTTCGACGAAGCCATTCGTCAGAGTTAACGCCAACAATAAGCATATCACCGAGTTCTTTGGCTGCTTTAAAGTAAGCAATGTGACCTGAGTGTAGGGGATCGAATCCGCCTGTGATTAGTACAATACGTTTCATGCTGTTATTTATGTGGTCAGTTTTCTAGTAAATACTGATATGACGAAACAGTTTCAAATACTATCTAGAGAATTCGACGAACAGTTCATTAACGGATGGAAACGGTTTACTCATCAATTGATAGTAGTTGACGATATAGCACTAGCGAACCCAGAAATACCATTAGTAGTTCCGGCAAATCCATTGGGACTTATTGGAGAATGGATGGCTGCAAAACGTCCATATATTGCCATTAATCGACCTTATATAGGGTCGTGGTTAGAAACAAAAAGATTTGCTGCTAGAGTTGCAGTTAACTCATTTGCATGTACACGATTTGGTAATGCGTCTTACCAAAGATGGAATACAACTAGATTGGACATCCAACCATGGAAGGTAAAGGAGATTAAGAATGTATTGATTGCGCCTAGCAAAAAAAGTCAAGGCATCTTTACAACAGTTGATCCAGTGGTATGGTCTAATCAGCTCAAAGAGTTTTTTGAATCACAGGGTGCTAATGTAAAGGTTCGATTGAAGATAGGCAAGAAGGGTATACAACATTACGGTAACGGACTCTTTAAAGGAGTATTCGGTGACGACGGTGATTTTGAATGGGCCGATCTAGTCGTTAGTTACAGTTCTGCAATTACTGCTGAAGCATTTTGGTACGGAAAGAAAGTAATTAGTCTAGGACCGTGTCCAACTTGGGTAGCCTGTGAACACACACTAGATAATTGGAATGATCCCACAGAGCCAGTTAATCGACATGCATGGCACGAACATGTTGCATGGGTGCAATTTAATCACAACGAATGGTTTGATGGCAGTGCTCAAGAGATGACCCTGTATTACCAGGGCCATCCATGTGAGGTACCGCACGATGATTTATTTAAAGAGTGGCGTCTTCCAATCCAGCGACCCTTAACTTAATAATATTAGTTAAGTGCCATTGCTTCTGATCCAATGACTTAATAATGCCTAACCACTTATTACGTAGTAAGGCAACTTCATTAATAATTTTCTCAAAGTCTACAACATCTGCTTCGCCGTCTACAAACTTTTCACAGTCTCTAGACGACAATGCTCGCTGATAACTTTCGAGATATTTACGAAAGTGCTGACTCTTTAATCTACGAAGTTCTATGTTTAGGTATTCAAGAATAGCTTCAATCTCTTGTAGTTGATTAAATCTATTCTCAACAATACCGGGCATTACTGAACTGTTTTTTTCTATGTTGCCATAGATTCTACATTCCAACTTTGCTTCTAAAAGTTCAGCCTCATAGTAAGCTACTGCATCAGGTATGTGGCTGATATCCTTAGAAACTTTGTCGTACCAATTCATTCTTCGTCTTCGTAGTATTCTTCGTCGTTGCTGTCAATGATGGTGTCACCGTCAATTGCATAACTGATAGCATCATCCAAGTATGGATCGATTCCCAATAGGCTTTCTATAACAGAATCTTTAATACCATAGTCAAGTAATGTGTTTACAAAATCACTGGCAACATCTTTTCTAGATTTCTCTGGAATATGCTCAATCATTAAGTTCCAGATGTCTGCAATTAAATCTTCTTTCATTCAGTAATCTCCGTTTCAACTTCTTCATTATTAGTTATCACAATTGGTGCTGATTCACCATTTTTAATAATGTCAGCCATCACTGTATCAAGACTTCCGGATTCGTTGCGTTCCCAGGCCTTGCGGAATTGTTTGATAATTTCGCCGTCGGCTGTGGTGTATACAAGACTATTTCCTTCTTTCTTGAGCAACCCTCTTGCTTCGAACAAGTCTGTCAAACCGCTATACGGGTTCATACCTGTCTCATAAGGAATTTCAACTTGCACACTTTCAAACGGTTTTGCATATCGTGTTTTCATAATTTTACAGGCTGCACGAATACCGTTTACAGTTGTAGTCTTATTACCGTCTGCATCAGTCTTCAACTTTAGTTTACGCATAGCAACTACTATCGATGATGCATAGATAAAGCCTTGGCCACCTGAAATTTTATCGTCTGGATCAAACATATCTTGACTTGCGTATGTGTGATTAGTACAGATCATTCCGACATTATAACTGCCAAACATGTTAACAGAATTACGAACAAGACTTGTAAGTGCTTTAGGCTTACGACCCATATCACCTTTCATTTCGCCTGCTTCGAATTGATTAACATCAGTCGGTGTTAACAACATACCTAAAGAGTCAATGACAAACAATACCTTAGGACGAGTAGTTTCATCCATTGTTTTGTATTCTTTCATAAACTCACTAATAGTACGAGCAACGTCATCGATCATAGCCATATTAAGTTTCAACAACTTATCTTCGGCTGTATCAACGCCTAATGCTTTGAGCCATGCTTCGTCAAGTGCGTTTTCGCTGTCAACTAAGACAACAAAAATTCCCTGAGCTTGTGCATTTTTAATAATATTTCCTGAACAAAAATAACTCTTACCTGCACCTGACTCGCCTGCAAATACAGTTACTTTGCCCAAAGGAATACCTTTATGGAAATCCGAACTAATCAAATAGTTAAGAGCATAACTGCCCGTGCCTACCCAATCAGTTGGATCGTTAAATCCAACACCAAGACCTTCGATACTCTTTGTTAGAGTCTTACGAAATTTTGAAATATCAAATGCTTTTGTCATATTAGGTGTCCACTTCCATTGCCAATGCTTCTTTAATTACTTCAAAAAGCTCTGCTTCAGTTGAACACATTACTTTAGCGGTCTTCCATTCACTTTCAGAATCACGTCCGCCGACTTCAATCATAAATCCGTTATCATAACGATTAACAGTAAATGATTCATTTACTTTTGCTAATTTAGCTAGTTTCTTTGCCATTATTATTCTCCTAGAATCAAAGAGAGTATGGGACTGGCCCATACTCTTTGTTTATTACAATTACTTTTGACGGTTACGAATCATGGCAAGAATGTCTTGCGCACGACTTGCGCCATCTGTCGAACCAGCTGATTCAACTGGTGCAGCCGCTGGTGCTGATGGTGTAACTGGTGCAGATGATGCTGCTGGTGCAGCCATTGCTTCCTCTTCGTCATGACGTGGTGCTGACGGCTTCAAAGGATCGCCGGTAGCTTGGCTCACGCCTGCTGGTCTGTAATATTGACTCCAACGTGCTGGATCGTATGCCTCACCATCAACGCTAGCTTCAAACATTTCTTTGATTACTTTGAGTTCAACTTCACCTGGCTTCTTAGGTAAGAAGCTTTTCAAATCAAACAAACCATGCTGTGCAATTGCTGCTTGTTCAGCTTCATTAAGAGCACGTTCGCGACGTGACCACTTAGAAGTTGAATAGTCAGCAAATCCGCCTTTGCTAGTTTTAGCAATACGGAAGTCAACACCTTTTAGTGCATCGGTTGGCAATTCGTCCAACTCTGGATCCATTAATGCTGAACGGATGATTTGATAAATTTGAGGTCCGATGATGAATCTACGGATTGGATTCTCTGGTGTTTTGTCTTCACCAATTGGATCATCTACTACAAAGCCTTGGAAAATGTAACTACGCTTTTTCCAATATTTACGACCCATGTCTTCCAACGACTTGTCCTTGAACCAACCGCGAACTTCGCTTAGGATTGGACAAACTTCGTTTGGACCATACATTTCTACACATGGTACTTGTACTTGAACTTTTCTAGAATCAGTCTCACCCTTGATGCCGTTGAATTCTAGTTTGATCATAGCACGTTCTACCCAGAAGAAAGTGTTATTAGTGTCGCCGTCAGCTAACAAGCGAATGGTCGCTTCTTTGCCTTCTTGCATGTTCCAGTGGGGGTAAATTGCGTTGTCGCCGCCGCCTTGTTGTGAGCCGCTAGGACCCTTGTTTTGTGCGTCTTGAAGTTTTGCACGAATTTCTGCTAATGATGCCATTTTAGATGCCTCCTATGTTATGCCTTAAAATGTATTTTATGCCTTATGCACATGTGTTATTATGCGCTTTTTATTTATCAGTGTCAAATAAAAACAACATATAATTGGCTTTTTTTTACCAAAACTATGTCAAGAAAAAAGCTACCGAAGTAGCTTTTTCTTTTTACATTAAAATGTTACATGCCTGACAATTGTTTAATTCTTGCAATTTCTGCAAGTCTTGGATCTGCCTGTGGACTTTGCTGTGGTGCTAGTCTTTCTGCTAGTTTTCTCGCCATTGCTTCTGCCTGTTCACCAAACTTCTTTCCGGTCATTGTAGCTACGCTTTCTGGACCTTTAGGGAAAGTGTTGGTCTTTTTATCATAAAAACTGTAGATAAATTCTGCTACTTCTTGTACGTTAACGCCTGCACGAGATTTACGATCACGTTCGGATTTTTCATCTTTGTCCTTAACGTCTTTCATAGTCAAAGGCGGCTGTCCTGCTTTTTTACGATCTATTGCCGGACGTTCGTAGTCTTGTTTGTTCTTAGGATCGATCGATTCGTATTGTTCATCGTCGAGTTTTTCATATACTAGATCAAATACTGAGCTGTCATCGGTAAGATCCTTACCTGTGTCAATATCAACAATTTTTGTAATTTCGTATTCGGTTTCTGGATGCTCTTCTGGCTCACCACCATGATATCCCCATGTTGCTGCACGATATTCGCCCGTTGTTTCGCTAGAATAATCTACTCCTACTTCAAGTTCTTCTGCTTGGAAGTCAGGATCTTCTTCGTCTTCGGGACCGTTTACGTCAAAGTGCGGATTTGAGATCCACATTGTTGTGTCATACTTACGTGCTTCTTTTGCTCGCCATGCTTTGTCAGCTTTACTCCACGCATCTGTAGCAGCACGATATTCTGCATATCCTGGGGAGCTCTTCCACTCATCCCAGTTATTGCCATCGTAGCCATAGTCGGTGTTTTTTGGAAATGCCGGCTTACCTTCGGCTGCTTCGTCAATGCCTTGCTCTATATCGTGAATATTAACCGTGGTTAAATCACCATTGCCGGCATCTACTGTTACTGTATTTCCTTCTACAGACACTACAGTTCCGTATTGAGTTTTCATGCCGGGTTTAATTTGTTGGTCGCCGGAGCCCTCTTGTTGTGTACTAGCATCTGCATTTGCTAAATCACCAAAATCAACTTCTGACAATACGTCTGGAGCATTCTGTTGCAACCATACTTGAATGAATGGACGAACATCTGTGTTTGATTCCTCTACGCCTGCTGCCTTAAATGCATCATATAATTCTTTATCTTCGATGATTCCCTCAAGACTTGTAATAGCATTCAGTCCGCTTTCACCAGCCGGAAATGATTGTAATGTTAATTCGTTTAATTTTTGAATTGCTAGTGTACGTTCTTGTGGATCTTGACTTTGAACAGCACTTGCTTCACCTAATGTCATTGCCCAACTTTCAAATTGTGCAAACGGATCAACTTGTGCAGATTCAATTTGTTCGTCTGCTTGTTCTTGCCCTGTCATGGCGACTATGTCGTCATAGCCTAATCTGGACTCTTCCTTCATAAGTCTGTATAGAATTGGAAATACGGACTTAATGTCCTCTTTGAAATTTTTGACAGTGAATTTTTCTGTGAAGTCTTCTACAACGTCTTCGGGAATCTCGAAACTATCCGGAGCCTGGAATGATTCTTTATATTGCTCGTAGTAAGCCTGTTTAGATAATTTTGCGATTTGCTCGCGTAATCCATTTAGTGCATCTGCACTGCGTTCGTAGATACTGTTTGTATCAGAGTTAAGTAAATCGTTTCTAACAACATAGTTGCCAAACCCTTTCAATTGAGCAATTTGCTCACTCATACCAACTATACTTTTGCCAAGGTCATCGTATGGAACTCCGCCATTTGCGACGTGACGTTGCATAGCACGAGCACCTGCTAGATGAATGAACGGATATTTAAAACGTTCACCGTGTTGGTTCTCAATAAATAAAGCACCAATATTTCTGCTTCGTGCTCCTGGCTGCTGATCATCTGTAAGCGCATTAACGTGCTTGATGATCAAGCGTGTGTCCATTAGCTTTTGATAGCTAACAGTCTTTGATCCATATAGACCGTTTCCATTCATAACTGATTCTCCGATATTCTGTGGCTTATTATACTGACTCAAAAAAGCAAAGTCTCTTTGATCAAGATTGTCTTTGGCAACATCTCTAGTATCAAAGGTAAGCAATCTGCGTTTTGCAAACTGGCGCAATTCTCTTAGAAAACCATACCATTTTTCTTTTTGTACGATATTCATTTGTTCAGTAATACCATTACTGAAATATACTTTCATCGATGTAGGTTCTGCTAGACTAATGCTAACATGCCCAAGAGCAATATCTTCATCGATATAATCAAAATCAAAAAACACAGCAGATTCCGGGTTAATAGTAACCGCACCTGCGCTTTCACCAAGTTTCAGTCCTGTGAAACGGCTTCTAATTTTGTAAAATAAGTCTGTAGCGATGCTTTTTTGTGAGTCCATAGTATATTTAGTTAATAGCCTGTGCTAATGAAGATTGGCATAGGCAACTGATCCTCGTTGAGTTTTTCCGTCATTTTATCGTAGATTTTAGGATCCCAATCTGCTAGCACGTTAGCCATTCTAACGCATAGTAAAGTAGAAGATACTAAATCGTCGTGTTCTCCAGATTTTGCACCATATCCTACACCGTGTGCAACAAAGGTTTTTAGTTCTGACATCAAGGGTTTTGACTTAATAGTCATTTTTTGTGTTTCGATTAGATTCTTTAATTGGCTACAAGCAGTGATTTTGGTCTTATGTGTTGTGTTAAATCCCTTGCGGAACTTACGTACATGACCCTTGCGTATCGGTTCGCTTAGGAACAATCCAGGAAAGTTTTCTTCACCAATATCACTGATTACCATTAATGCTGCTTCGCCGATTGTGTTATTTTCGACCGAATAATATATCTGCGGAACGCCGCCTAATTCCTCGCCGCGATCAGAAATGTATTTGCAAATTTCACGCATGTGTCTAACTTGCTTTTGAATAGGAGTTAAGTTATGATGCCATTCTGCAACTTGAACCATGCTTGGCATTTCGTAGACTTGAATAGCACCGTAGTCACCGCCTGTTCCTAGGCTAGGATCAAGTGCAATCAAATATGTTGCCTGCGGGTTAATATCTTTATACCAGCGTGTTTGTCCCATAGTCATTGTGGGCTCAACACCTTTCATTTCTGCAAGACGTACTGCGTTGATTAATGTTTCGTCAAAGATCAAAAATTCACAATCAAACTCTCTGCGGAAACGCTCTGCACCAATTTTACTACGTTCAACTGCTGCCCATGCTTCGTCACGATCTGGATGCTCGCTCCAATGTGCAAAGAAACTGTAAAATCCGTTTGAACCTAACTCTTGTTCGTTACCAAACTCATCAAACTTCTTGTTAGCTTCAGTCCAGATAAGAGCAAACTGATCCTCGTCACTGTTGGGTGTTGATGTAATAATACATTTACCACCCGTTGATAGGGTTGGTGATAACGCAGTCCAAAACTCTTTGGCTTTCTCTGGAGGTTGAACGAATGCGAACTCATCGCAGTAAATTAATGAAAGAGATTTACCACGACCTGTGTTTTCTGTTGTAGTAGTTGCTTGAATACGTGCGCCATTATCGTATTCGATTGTATTACGATTATAAGAATAAACACCTGCACGAATAAAGTCTGGCAAGTTCTCGTAGCCGAATCGATATCGATTCATAATATCCTGTGCGCCTTCGTATTTGTGGGCCGCTATCAGAACCTGCGCTTCTGGAACAAACATCGTGTACCATAATAGGTAACCAGTTGCACACGTAGTTTTACCCATCTGACGCGGTAACATACCAATCGACTGCTTATGAGTATGGTAGGAATTAATTAATCGCTCTTGGTATTCGTAGGGTACAAATGGAATCGATCCACGTACTGGGTGCTGAATCTTTAAAAAAGTTTTGCAGAAATACAACGGTCCTGTAACAGGATCCATACAAGCTTCGAGATGTCTTACTTCTTCAAGCGTATACCGTTGTGGTGCATGGGCCTTTTTGATTAAGACCCCGTCGAGACTTTTACTCATGGGGTCGTATCCTTATTACTGTGCTTTGTAGTTTTGTAGTCTTGAACGTAGATCATGTTTAATACTCGCTAACGGATCTTCGCTCTCTGGCATTGCCATTGGATTATCACCTTGCTTGTAGCTGTGCTTGACCATAGGTTTTTCTTTGTTCATGCCACCTGCTAGGTGTTTGATGATTCGTAAATGATCATCTGTATGCTCGTCTGGTGAATTTGCATACTCTTCGTTTTCATACGGTGAAGGATCTTTTACACGCAGGTCTTTAGGATTCTTAGGACCATTCATGCCGCCGCCGGCTTTGGTAGTAATGTCATCGATGTCTGCATACTTTTCGTCTGGCTTGTTAGCAAAACCTGTTTTCTCAGCATCATGGTCGTCCATGTCGTGATCACCGTCGCCGTCGATATCGCCCATTGCTGTAGAAACATCATCACGGTCGTCTGAACCAATTGCAATATCCGGAGTATCATCACCGTCGATGTCAATGTCTAAATCGTTGTCGCCTAGGTCACTAGGAGATAAATCATCGATGTCATCTGAACTTGCGCCCATTGGAGGTGTTAGTTGTAGTGTTGGTGTTTTTGACATTGAAGGATCTGATAACGATGGAGTAGGTGGCAAACCGCCTGCTGGCATCATATCTGGATTGACCTTGGTCCATAGATCCATCATGCTTTTAATATTGTCCATGCCTTGAGCATTAAAATTAACGCTCATAGTTGGAGGTGGTGTAGTAGGCTGATTGCCCATCATTGCACCCATTGG